GATTCTGATTAATATGAAAGATGTTCTAACAATTGTAGAATGCAATGATAACCATATGATTAAAATGTATCAAGCATTCTGTAGAAAATCTAAGGAAAATCATCAAAAACATAATTTAAGTAGAAAGATGGGATACATATCTTCAGTAAATGATACCCGTAGATACTTAGAGAAGTTATTTAAGTCTTAAATCTATATTCCTTATCAACCTCAACAAAGGTATTCTACTCATATTTTACACTTTTGTCAAGCTATGGTAGAATCAATACATATTGAAACATTGATGATAGTAAAATGCCAAGAAAAAAATCGGAACATTATGTTAATAATAAAGAATTTTTAGATGCAATTATTGAATACAAAAAAAGTATTCTTAAAGCAGAAGAAGAAGGAAAATCAAAACCTCGTATTACAAATTATCTTGGAGATTGTTTCCTTAAGATTGCAACTCATCTATCATATAAGCCAAACTTTGCTAATTACATCTTCAAAGATGATATGATCTCTGATGGAGTTGAGAATTGTGTTCAATATATTCACAATTTCAATCCAGAGAAATCTACAAATCCTTTTGCATATTTTACTCAAATTATCCATTATGCATTTTTGAGAAGAATTCAGAAAGAAAAAAAGCAGTTGGATATCAAGAATAAAATTTTGGAAAAGACGGGATATGATCAGGTATTTACAAATGACAATCCAGTTGACAATTCAACGTATTCGGACTACAATAGCATCAAGGATGCAGCGTATTCCAAATTACGAAACATAGGTAACGATAACGCATGAAGATTGCCCTTATTACAGATCAACACTTTGGAGCAAGAAAGAACTCAAAACTCTTTCATGATTATTTTCTAAAGTTTTACAACGAAGTATTTTTTCCATATCTTAAAAAACATGGTATTACAACCATTGTTGATATGGGAGATACCTTTGATAATAGAACTGGAATTAATTTCAGTTCTTTAAAATGGGCAAAAGATAATTATTATGATGTCCTAAATGACATGGGATGTCATGTACACACAATTGTCGGTAATCATACAGCATTTTATAAAAATACAAATAATGTAAATGCGGTTGATCTACTTCTTCGTGAATATGAAAATGTAACTGTGTATTCTGATCCAAAGGAAGTTTCTTTGGGAAATTTAAATGTACTTTTTATACCATGGATTAATGATGAAAATTCTGAAAGCACTTTCAAACTTGTGCAAAATACAACTTGCAAGTGCGCGATGGGGCACCTTGAACTCAAAGGATTTGCAGCTAATAAACAATGCATCATGGAGCATGGTCATGAGGGCAAATTATTTGCAAAGTTCTCCAAGGTCTTCAGCGGTCACTATCACACTCGATCGTCTGGTGAAAACATCTACTACACGGGAAACCCATATGAAATTTACTGGAACGATGTAAATGATGTAAGAGGGTTTACTGTTTTTGATACAGAAACTCTTGAACATGAATATATCGATAATCCTTTCAGTATTTTTTATCACGTTTATTATGAAGATACTGATTACAAGACCTTTGACTTTTTAAAATATCAGGATATGCTTGTAAAGGTCATTGTTAGAAAGAAGAGTAATAACAAAAACTTTGAAAAATTTATTGATAAGTTTTACGTTGCAAACGTTGCAGATCTAAAGATTATAGAAAATCAGAATTTCAATGGTTGGTATTCGGAGGATCAAATTGAAGAGATTGAATCTGAAAATACATTAAGTTTATTAAATAAATATATCCAAGAGACTGAAGTTGATTTGGATAAAACTGAATTGTCTAAAATTATTGAAGAAGTCTATAAGGAAGCTTGCGAAATGATTTAACATGTATATCATAGTAATCGACGGAGAAGAGGATAGTGGTGCATATTCTGTTGCAGATGAAGAGGGTGAAAATGTCCTTTATATTTGGGAGAACGAGGATGATGCTGAACGATTTGTTATGATGCTTGAAGAAAGTGGTTCTCCGAAGATGAGATCTGTTGAAGTTGAAGAAGATTTATTGTTTGAAACATGTAGTCAACATGGTTACATGTATGCTATTATTGGTAGTGATGAGTTAGTGGTTCCACCCGAAGAGCATGATTTATTTTAAGAAAATTAGTTGGAAAAACTTTCTCTCAACTGGTAATCAATTTACCAAAGTTCAACTTGATGAATGTCAGAATAGTTTAATCGTAGGAACAAATGGTGCAGGAAAGTCTACAATCCTTGACGCATTGACATTCGTTCTGTTTGGAAAATCTTTTCGTAAAATTAATAAACCACAACTGATTAACTCAACCAATGAGAAAGAGTGTGTTGTAAATATTGATTTTAGAATTGGATCAGTAGAATGGTCTATCGTCCGTGGCATTAAACCAAATATCTTTGAGATTTATCGTGACGGAAAACTTCTAGATCAAGCAGCATCTGCAAATGATCAGCAAAAATATCTTGAGCAAAGTATTCTTAAGATGAACTATAAGTCTTTTACTCAGATCGTAATTCTGGGAAGTAGTAATTTTACACCGTTTATGCAACTGCCAGCATTAGGTAGACGGGAAGTTATTGAAGATATTTTAGATATTAAAGTATTTTCTACGATGAATAATATCATCAAGGATCAACTTAGGAAGCATCGGGAAGATATTAAAGTTTTAAATCTTAAAAAAGAATCACTGTCCGATAAAGTTTTGATGCAAGAAAACTTTATTAAAGAACTTGATACACGAGGAAAGAATACCCTACAAAAATACGAAGATAAGATTAGTGAGTTGAATATTGATATCGATGTCTTCAATCAGGACAATAAGATTGAGGAAAAAGAAATTCGTAGATATCGAAAAGAACTTGAGAGTGTTCAAGATGCTAAAACTAAAATTCGTAAACTTGGTAATCTGAAAGGAAAGATCTCGCAGAAGATGGATTCCATTAAACGTGAGCAAAATTTCTTTTCAGATAATCTTACTTGTCCTACTTGCGAGCAAGCAATCGAAGAGTCATTTCGTACACAACGATTGAAAAATTCAAATACAAAACTAAAAGAACTGGAGGATGGTTTTGAACAACTTATCGATACTATCAAGTCTGAAGAATTTCGTGAGTCAGTTTATGACAACATTACGAAATCTATTACGGAGTCCCAAAGTAAAATTAGCACCAATATTGCTAAGATCTCATCACTACAGGCACAGATAACTGGACTTAATCATGAGATTAAAACTCTCAATGATCAGTCAACTAATAAGAATGAAGAACAAGAAAAGTTAAATGATTATAAAAAAAGTCTTGAGAAGGTCTTTGATGATCTGACAGAGAAGAGAATTAAAGTTTCTAATCATGAGTTTTTGCATGAACTTCTGAAGGATAGTGGAGTAAAGTCAAAGATTATTGAAAAGTACCTTCCAATCATCAATCAGCAAGTATCAAAGTATCTTCAGATGATGGAGTTCTACATTAACTTTAAACTTGATAAAGAGTTTAATGAAACTGTAGAGTCACCAATTCATGAAGATTTTTCTTATTCTTCATTCTCTGAGGGTGAAAAACAACGTATTGACCTAGCACTATTGTTTACTTGGAGAGAAGTTGCTAAGATTAAAAACTCTACCAGCACCAATCTTCTGATCATGGATGAAATCTTTGACTCTTCACTTGATGGATTTGGCACAGATGATTTTCTAAAGATTATCCGTTTTGTTGTTAAGGATTCAAACGTATTTGTTATTTCTCATAAAGAATCTCTACACGATAAGTTTGATCGTGTAATCAAATTTGAGAAGAGAAAGAATTTCTCCCAGATAGTTGAGTCATGAAATTTGTAACTTTAGCAGGATTGCCTAGAAGTGGATCAACTCTTTTGGGTAATCTTTTACAGCAACATCCAGATATGACTGTAGAGATGGATTCTTGTTTGTCAATTATTCTGACAAATATCTCTCAGCACTCCGAGAAGGTATATACCGAGACCCAACGTACAATGAAAGAGATGAAGATCCTGTATCAGGATTTCATGCGGGCAGGTATATCTTCTTGGTTGGAAAATCTATGTGATACTAACGTCTATGTTGATAAAGATAGAAGTTGGGCAGTAGATTTTGATTTGCTTTTTAATCTTGTTCCATCAGCAAAGGTAGTTTTTATTGTTAGGGATTTGCGTGGAGTTATTTCCTCCATGGAAAAACTTGAAACTGAAAATAGAATTATGGGACCTTCTACTCCAGAACTTTATCCATTTGAAAATAGAAAAGATTATCATCAAGTTGATTTGATGGATAGGAGGATGGATTCATATATGCAAATGGATATGATATATACTCCATTATTTGCATTAAAAGAAATTTTAGATTGTGAACGAAAATATTTGAAGAACTTTAAGTTTGTTAGATATGAAGATCTAATGGAAGATCCGCAGAAAGTATTGTCTGATATTTACAATTTTGTTGGTGCTGATGATTATAAAAATGATCTGAATAATGTAAAGCAGAGACCTCATCATGACGCAATATATGCACCTTGGGGTGATCATACGATACGCCCTAAGGTAGTTTCTAAGAAAGAAACATATGAGTTTCCGTTGATAAAACGGAAATCTCAACATAAAATACTAACAGATTATTCTTGGTATTATCAATACTTCTATCCAAATTTAAAGTAATACTAATCCTAAAATGCCAAAAAGAAACAGAAAAAAACTGGTTAAGGAACGACGTCTCTGGTTAGACCATTACAAGGAAAGCAAACCATGTATGGATTGTGGAAAATCATTTCATCCGAGATGTATGGAGTTTCATCATAGGGAACCACATACTAAGAAGAGTGAAGTCGGCAAAATTCTTAGAGATGGTTACAGTATGCAAACTATTATGAACGAGATTAGCAAATGCGATCTCCTTTGTGTTATCTGTCACAAGATGCGGCACATCGATGAACCAGATATAGAACTGTCACAGGAGGAGGAGATCCGAGGTGTGCTTCCACTATAGTAGGTACATCCGAAACAAACGAGTATGTCCATCAACTTTGAAGTCAAAGGTCAACTAGCAAAACTTCTTGCTACTGAAGATTTGATTGTTGAGCATCGTCAAGTTGAAACTGCGATGTTTAATGTTCAAACCCGTGTTCTTACTCTTCCAATGTGGAAGAAAGCATCTGAGAATGTCTTTGACATGCTCGTTGCTCATGAGGTTGGACATGCTCTCTTTACTCCAGATGAATTGGATTTTGATGTTCCTAGACAGTTTGTCAATGTGACTGAAGATGTTCGCATTGAAAAACTAATGAAACGTAAATATGCTGGATTATCAAAAACCTTCTACAGGGGTTATGAAGAACTTGCTGATGAAGATTTTTTCTGCTTGGAGAATGAAGATATCAGTAAAATGAATCTTGCTGATCGTGTCAATCTATACTTTAAGATTGGTAACTTCGTAGATATTCCCTTCAATGAATTTGATGAGATGCCAATCGTTCGTATGATTGGTGGTTGTGAAACTTTTGCAGATGCTGTTCTAGCTGCAGAAGTTCTGTATAAGTTTTGTAAGGGAAAGAAAGAAGAAGACGATAATAATACTACGGAAGTTCAAACTAATAGTAACTCGGATCAGGGTGGTGGTAATAACGAGGGTTCTATGACCCATGAAGATATGCTTGAAGAAGCAGAAAAACGTGAAAATGATAATGAGAATAGTTCTGAAGAAGATGTAGAAACTTCCGAAGATGCTGAAAGTCATAGACTTCCTGGTTCTGGTTCAAGTGCAGAACCAAATGTAAAGACTGCAGATTCTCTTGAAGATTCCATCAAAGACCTTTTTGATAATTCTGATATTGAAAATGTTTATCTAGAGTTTCCAGATCTTAATCTAGATAGTGTAATCGTCTCGGACAAAGAGGTTCATGAGTATATTGATGATTTCTGGAAACCTTTTTCTGTTGTAGATTTTGAATGGGCAGATTCTTTTTATAACAAATTCAAGAAGTCTGCTCAGAAAGAAGTCAACTACTTGGTCAAAGAGTTTGAGTGTAAAAAGGCAGCAGATTCTTATGCCCGTGCCACTACTTCTCGTACTGGTGTTCTAGATTGTTCTAAACTTCATACTTATAAGTACAATGAAGATTTGTTCAAGAAAGTAACAACTCTTGCTGATGGTAAAAATCATGGTTTGATTTTTGTTCTTGATTGGTCTGGTTCTATGGGAAATGTAATGGAAGACACTATCAAGCAACTTTATAATCTCATTTGGTTTTGTAATAAAGTCAATATTCCTTTTGATGTTTATGCATTCACTAATGATTGGAATGTTTTGACATATGATGAAAATGATCGACGAGTTTATCCACCCAATCATTATGAACCAAAGGATAATCAACTTGCAATTGATTCAACTTTTTCAATGGTTAATATTCTGACCAGTAATGTTTCCAACAAAGAACTTGAACATCAAATGAGGAATATCTATCGTGTTGTATTTACTTTCAAGAAATATACTAACTATTCTTGTCCACATCGTATGTCCCTTTCTGGAACTCCTTTGAATGAAGCATTGGTTACTTTGCGTCAGATTATTCCTCAATTTCAGACAAAACATAAACTTCAAAAAGTTCAATGTATTGTTTTGACTGATGGTGAATCTGGACCGATGCCATATCATGCCACTGTCAAAACTCATTGGGATCCAGAACCTCAAATGAGGCATCGTAGAATGACTGCTAATGCTATCATTCGTGATCGAAAAATTGGTTCTACATATAAGGTAGATTCTCAGCATGAATGTTCTTTTGTATCATTTACCAATTGCCTTATCAATAACTTAAAGGATTTATTTCCTAATACTAACTTTATTGGTATTCGTCTTTTGGAACCTGGTTCTGCTGGATCTTTCATTAGAACCTATTCTTCTGATTTTAATGAGGTCGAAAGAACTCGTGCTATCTGGAAGAAAACAAAATCTGTAGTATTCAAAAACGTTGGTTATGATACATATTTTGGACTTTCTGGAAATAATCTATCTTCAGACGATTCCTTTACAGTAAGTGAATCGGCAACAAAAGTTGAAATTAAGAATGCTTTCGCTAAAAGTTTGAAAACCAAGAAGTTCAATAAAAAAGTTCTGAATGAATTTGTTTCTCTAATCGTATGATGAGATGTGCCAGTTAAAAAACTGGCCACTCTTCCTCCAACTCTTCTCAATTCTGTCCTATAATAACTTCAGTTCAAACAAACACATGACCATTTCTCCTGAGTACATCCGCACCTCACTCCAAGCACTTTACGGAAACAATGTGACAACTTATGATATTCGTGCTTGGTGTGCTATGAATGGTTTGAATTATCAGACAGTCACTAATAAAATGACTGAACAAAAAGTTGGTCGTGGTAAGTGGGATCTTTCTCCCAAAGAAAAACTTGAGCAAAATTATCAAGCACCTACTGCTATGCCTGCTGTAGAGCAGAATCTTATTCCACAAAAAGATGATACCTTCGTCCAGTTTGGTAACTTTACTGATATTAAAAAAATTATTAAGTCCCGTCTATTCTATCCAACGTTCCTTACGGGTCTTTCTGGTAATGGTAAAACGTTCTCAATTGAGCAAGCGTGTGCTCAATTGGGTCGGGAACTTATTCGTGTAAACCTTACTATTGAAACCGATGAAGACGATCTTATTGGTGGTTTCCGTCTTGTGGATGGGGCAACTGTTTGGCATAACGGACCTGTCATTGAAGCACTCCAGAGAGGAGCAATCTTGCTACTCGATGAAATTGACCTTGCTAGTAATAAAATCCTCTGTCTCCAGTCCATCCTTGAAGGTAAGGGTGTGTTCCTGAAGAAGATTGGTAAATTCATTCAACCTGCTGAAGGTTTCAATGTCTTTGCCACTGCAAACACTAAAGGTAAAGGTTCTGATGATGGTCGTTTCATCGGCACCAACGTCCTCAATGAGGCATTCCTGGAACGGTTCCCTGTAACCTTCGAGCAGTCTTATCCATCTCCTGCAATTGAGCAAAAGATTCTTGAAGGTGTATCTCTGGATCTTGGTGTTGAAGATCGTGACTTCTGCAAACGACTGGTTGATTGGGGAGACATCATCCGTAAGACTTTCTATGACGGTGGTGTTGATGAAGTCATCTCTACTCGTCGTCTAGTTCACATCATCCGTGCTTATAGCATCTTTGGAAACAAGATGAAGGCAATTGATGTTTGCACTGCACGTTTTGATGATGAAACCAAGCAATCTTTCATGGAATTGTATGATAAGATTGATGCGGATTTCCAGATGCCAGTTGACAAAGGCACAGATTCTTGATACAATGACTAATGCTTGGAGTTTGCTTTACGACGAAATGTACGGACCCGAAGATGAACGTGATTACATTGAATGGAAGAAAACCTATGAAGGTAATTACTCTGATTATGAACTAACTGCAGACGGTTTCGTTTGGCCAAAAGTAAATGATCTGCCACCTACCGACCAATCAACATATATTGACGAATATCCTATAAACAATTTTCCCCCAATGTCTTCTATGAGTGACGATACAATTTCATTTAATGCTACTGGTAATATTGACTTAAATTTAGAGTCCACTGAGAAGAATGGATTTTGGAAGTATGAAGAAGATCTCACTATGAAGGAGATTAGAGATTATCTCTCCTCAACTTATAACTCTCATTATACTTCTCAAGATTCAAAAACTCAAACTCTTGATCTAATTGAGAGTATTGGAGATGCAGAACCATTCTGCCGATCTAATGCTATTAAATATCTCTCTAGGTTTGGTAAGAAGAATGGTAAGTCTAAGCAAGATATCCTGAAAGCAATTCATTATTGCATTCTTCTTTACCACTTCTCTGGTCTACACAAGCAACCCAAAGGTGATTATGAAACTTTCTGATTCAACTATTAATATTCTAAAGAACTTCTCTTCTATCAATCAGTCTATTTTATTTAAGGAGGGTAAGAAACTTCGTACAATTTCTGTTATGAAGAACATTCTTGCTGAAGTTGAAGTAACTGAAGAGTTTCCTAAAGAATTTGGTATCTATGACCTTAATCAGTTTCTCAATGGTTTGAGTCTACACCAAAATCCAGAACTTGATATTGAGAACGATTCCTACATTGTCATCCGTGAAGGTAAGATGCGTTCTAAGTATTTCTTTGCTGATCCTAATGTGATCATCAGTCCTCCTGAGAAGGATATTGTTCTGACTTCTGAGGAGATCTCTTTTGATCTCAATACTCAGCAACTGGACAAACTTCTCAAGGCAGCTGCTGTTTATCAACTTCCAGATCTATCTGTTGTTGGTGAGAATGGTGTTGTCAAATTGGTAGTATCTGATCGTAAGAATGATACTTCCAATGACTTCTCAATCATTGTAGGTGAGACAGAACATAAGTTTAGTTTCAACTTTAAGGTGGAGAACATCAAGATTCTTCCTGGTAGTTACAATGTTTCTATCTCTAAGAAACTTCTTTCTAAGTTTGTAAATTCTGATAAGAACCTAACTTATTGGATTGCCCTTGAACCCGATTCTTCCTATGAGGACTAAGTTTGTTGAAGTCATTGACGATTTTCTTGATAAGTCATACTTTGATTTTATCGTTAATGACGTTATGAGTGATGATAATTTTCCATGGTATTATAATGAGGATTCTACATATCCAAACGATTATGATTATAGTATTAATGGTAAAGTAAATCCCAATCAAGGATTTTTTAATGTTCTTGTGTCGGACGATAAAACTCATGGAAGATTGGGAGATCTTATATATCCTTTTGCTTTAAAAGTGAAGTCTTATCTTGGTGCCAAAAAAGTTATGAGAGTGAGGGCAGATATGTGTTTGCAAAATCCTGAAAGTGCTATTCATGGACCTCATGTTGACTATCCTGGAAAGTTTCATTACTCATCAATTTTGTATCTGAATGAAACTGATGGTAATACTTTTATTTTTAATGAAAGAGATCCTGGATCACCGATTGATGGAAAAAATATCAATCAATTTAGTGTAAAAGAGACTATTCAGCCAAAACCTAATCGTTTGGTTGTTTTTGATGGTCGATATATTCATACTGGATGTTCACCAACAAAACACAAATGTAGAAAACTTCTGAACTCAAACTATCAGTAACTCTATTATTATGAATAATTTCTTATGAATCACTCTGAAAATAAACCATTCTTGTGGGTGGAATCGTATAGGCCACAGACAATTGAAGATTGTATTCTTCCTGACAATATCAAAAAGACATTTAAAGATTTCCTAGATAAAGGAGAGATTCCAAATCTGCTTCTTGCAGGTCCACCTGGAATCGGAAAAACAACGATTGCTAAAGCACTTTGTAACGAATTGGGAGCAGACTATTATGTCATTAACGGATCCGATGAAGGAAGATTTCTCGATACGGTACGGAACCAAGCAAAGAACTTCGCTTCGACCGTCTCACTACAAGCATCTGATGCAAAGCACAAAGTCATCATTATTGATGAGGCTGATAACACAACCCACGATGTACAACTCCTCTTACGGGCAAACATTGAGGCATTTTATAACAACTGCAGATTTATCTTCACCTGCAACTTCAAAAACAAAATCATTGAACCTCTCCACTCCCGATGCAGCGTCATTGAGTTTGGAATCAACGGAAAACAAAAACCAGCAATTGCGGCAAAATTCTTCAACCGTCTCAGGACTATACTTGAGGCAGAGAATGTTAGATACGATCAAAAGGTTCTGGTCGAACTTGTAAATAAGCATTTTCCAGACTGGAGACGTGTTCTTAATGAATGCCAAAGGTATTCTGTTGGTGGTAAAATTGATAGTGCTATCCTTGCGGAGTTTTCTGATGTCAACACTAAAACTTTGGTCAAGTTTCTTAAGGAGAAGAACTTCCCTGAAGTACGCAAGTGGGTCGTTAATAATTTGGACAATGATCCTGGTGTACTTCTTCGTCGCATTTATGATTCTTGTTACGAATCCCTTGTCCCCACTTCTATTCCTGCTGCTGTTCTTGTTATTGCTAAGTATCAGTATCAGATTGCCTTCGTTGCCGATCAAGAAATTAATCTTCTGGCGGCATTGACTGAAATTATGGTAGAATGTGAATTTAAATGATTGCCTGTAATTAAAATGATTGATATAAAACTATTGCGTATTGTCACTGGTGAAGAAGTAGTGGCAGAATTGGTATCTGAAGATGAAACTACGATTACTGTGAAGAATGGTCTAGTCGTTCTTCCCACAAATACTGGTGTTGGATTTGCTCCATGGGCAACTGTGATTGACAAAGATAATCCTGAAATTACTATTTCAAGAAATCATATTGTTTATATTGCAGGTGTTCAAGAAGATGTCTGTAAAAAGTATGATCAAATGTTTGGTAGTAAACTAGTTACACCTGACGAGAAAAAACTAATCCTCTGATTTTTTATTTTTATTATGAAAGTATTGAAGACACCTCTAAGGTATCCTGGTGGTAAGTCCAAAGCAATCAAGACCCTTTCTCAATGGTATCCTAAAGTCATTACTGAATATCGTGAACCATTCATTGGTGGTGGGTCTATTGCGATTGATGTTACCAAGGCAAATCCAGACATTCCTGTGTGGGTAAATGACCTGTATGTGCCTCTATACAACTTCTGGGTACAACTACGGGATCGTGGCCAAGACCTCTCTGAGAGTGTCAGAGAGCAGAAAGAGAAGATGATTGAGAGTGGCACACAGGATGAGAAAGACCAATTTGCGAGAAGACTATTTAATAAATATGCTGCTGAGATTGATACCTATGATGATTTTCAGAAGGCAGTTGCTTTCTTCATCATGAATAAGTGTAGTTATTCTGGTCTAACAGAAAACAGTACTTTCTCGCGTACTGCTGCTAACTCTAATTTTTCTCTAGTTGGTGCAGATAAACTTGCCAAGTTCTCAGAATTAATTAAGAACTGGAAGATTACTAATATTGATTACTCTGAAGTAATGAATGCTGATGGTCTTGAAAATACTTTTGTGTTTCTTGATCCTCCCTATGACATCAAAGACTTTCTGTATGGAAAGAACCGTGAGATGCACAAATCATTCGATCATGAGTTATTTGCTGAGAACGTATACAAGTGTCCTCACAACTTCATGATTACTTACAATGTGAATGATCGGTTGCTTGAGTTGTATAATGATTATTATCTTGAGTATTGGAAACTACGTTACTCTATGGTTCATCGTGGTGATAAGAATACTCAGGACAATGTGAAGACTGAACTTCTGGTTACAAACTATTCTCTTACTCCACCTACACCACTAGAGAAGCAATGGAATTGAAAGACTGGTTGAATTCTATTAATCTAACGAAAGAGAATCATGTAGAAGAAATTAAAACATATCCACCTTATATTGTTAATAGATGTTTATCTGGGTACATTGATTGTGTAATGTTTGTCAATGAAATGAATAAGTATCATTTCTTAGATAAAGATATGCAATATTCTTTTTTACTAAATAGTGTCAGGAAAAAGAAGAGATTCTCTCCTTGGATTCGTAAAGAGAAAATTGATGATTTGG